CAAGGACGCTGTAGGAACAGACTCCATGTAGAAACGCGCTACACCAAGCGCGTCAAGACGAGAAGTCTTTGCGGTGTCGACCGATGGGCTTGAGTTGATAAAGAACTCCTTGATGGAGGACTTAGAACAATCAACATGAAGCGACATTGGCTTCCACAAAGCAGTGGCTTGACGAGATTTCTGGTTCATGATAGTGGACGTGTCCACTGCGCGAGTATCGCTCGCGTCATAATCAACATACCCAAGAAGGGTACCAGCCTGAATCGTTGTAGCCTCCGCAGCGTAATAGAACTCAATGGAACGAAACTTGTACCGCTCAAAAAGAGCCGCCTCCTGACTAAGTCGAGGAAAGCACACAGGATTGTCAGCATTGAGAACCAACTCATATATCAAGAGAGGCGAATCAATGAGCGCCGTAGGCGTCGCAATTCGACCAATGAAGTCAACACCAGCGAAGGGTGTAGCTCCATTCTTGACTGCCATTCGTTTAAAATGGCACTGAGGGAGAGAAGACGCAACAGCCGCAGGAGCGGTTGTAATGACGCCGTCACTCATCCCTTTCGAGCGTCCACGTTTGGAGTTCGTCTTGGCTTTGACTACTATCCTTTCGTGGACAATGCGAGAAGTTTTCTTCTTCTTGCCTCGCGTTTTCTTCTTCTTCTTTCCCGGATTTGACTTCTTTGGATTAGCCATTTGGATTTTAAAACCACTAGGAGGGGTAGCGGTCTGACTAGGTATCCAGAGTCCAGCTAGCTCGCTCGGCGTAAAATACGCATGCAGGCATGCCTCCCACTCTGGGGAACCTTCCATAAGTTTGCCATAAACACGAAGGAGATACTTCGTGAAACGATCAACAATTTGAAACGCATGATCGTCCGGAAAGCAAATTATCCGAAATTGTAAAGCACGTTGAAGCGTGTTCACCAGGCCGCCCGGGTGTTCATTACTCCAACGCAAAGAGCACAACATCTTCTCACCATCAAGAGTGGGGAGCGGATAACCTCTATCAAACGTAGTACGCTGACTAAGGAACTCCACATCAACCGCTTTTCGAGGTTGGGAGCAAGGGGTAGCAAAAGTCACCCCAATCTCATTATACGCCCAAAGGCGATAAGATTCAATGTTGAACCAATCAACGATTTCATCAGAACAAGCCCAATTACAATCGTCGCCCAAATGCAGATCACGAACATGATTTTTAAAATCAGAATGACGCGGGAACACGCCGTACTTACGCCACCAAGAATCAATAAAAAAGGTGGTGAGACGATGCTTACTTCCAAGCGTGTTATCAACAATGGTTGAACATTGCCCACTGTCATTGCCTTCCTCCTTCCACACAACTTCACCAGTTGATAGAATTTGAAAGCCAC